AAGTCAGGCTCCATCGTGGTTTCCATGCCAGTACGCTGGAACATCTTCAAGCCTTCGCCAGCGTCAGTGACGCTAGTCAGCAAGAAGAACGCATCAGGGTCAGTCAAATAGTGATTGACCGTGTAGCCGCCGGGCAGTACGCCAGTGTTGCGGATCGCGTTGATGTCGTTGTCAGCAGTACCGGAACGCAAAGTCGAGTTCAGGATACGGTCTGCAACAAATACCAACTGAGGCGGTACAACCAGCTTAGTCGCTTGTACTGAGATGGTCAGACCCTTGTCGTCGGTGAACGTGCTGATGTCAATCAGCGCGTCTTCCAAAGACGTTTCGTTCAAGTCAGCCATTGTGGTTGCGCGGTTTGCCGCTGTACCACCACCCGCAAGCGGGTGTGCCGTGTTGATTAACGATACGCCGTCACCGCCAGTAAACGAGCTGCTGAAAGCGTTGTTTAGCACGTCTGCGCCTTTCACCTCTTTGGTGTTGGCCATAGATCGAGCCAGAGCCTTTACATACCGCTTACCTAAGCTGTCGTAAAGGTTGTCTTCCACCGCCTCGTCTGTGAGCGCAAACGCCAACGATATTGTATCGTGCGTATAACGAGCCGAATAAGACTCAGAAGCATTATCAAAAACAACGCCTTGGCCCTCTGTCTTCACAGGCGCCGAACCAAATCCGGTTATCAGCACCTCTTCCTCGAAGGCTCGCTGTGAGTCCTCCATCGCGAAGATTTGCTCGTGCTCTCTCTCATAAGAATCGTAACTCATCCCAAACAATGCGTTTAAGCCTGGCTCCAATTCTTTCGCTAATTGTGCTCTTGAAATAGCCATTATTTAGCCTCCTGTTAAGCTAGGCCAGCGCCTTTCACACCCATGATATGGTTCTGGATTACAACCATAACATTAGTGTTGGCACTCGCAACGTCTGAGTTATCGGGATCTTGGCTGATGTCAATAGCTTTCAGAGGCAACGTAGTGGTGGTCGCACCAGTCGTTACATCAAGCTCTACATTCGATCGGCCAGATGCGGTATCACCTGTGGTGGACTGGTCGACAATATCAAAGTTCCCGAACAAATCTGCTACGGGGAAGGTATCGTCGGCCTGCACCTCAAAAACCACGTCAGGATCATCAATCACAAAAGCGATGATGTCTGCAGCAGCTATAGAGCCAGGGTAATAATTTTTGAACACCTGCTCACCTGTGGTGGGATCGGTGTATTGAACTCCATTGAATACCCCGATTACCGGGACAGTCGAAGAGGCGGCAGCTCGTCCTACCACACCAGCAGTCAACTGCTTTACCAAGTCGCCTTGGAAAATTGCACCTGACTGATTGTTGGCGATACGATAACGAGACTGGCCACCAGAATATGGAGCGCCACCCATCATGCGGGAGGGCTTCAGTCCGAAAGCGGCATCTTTATTAGCCATGTCTTTCTCCTAGTTTTTGCCAAATGTTACACGGCTGTCCCTCTGCGGATCATACTTAACGTAACGGCTATCTCCGCGAGCTTCGTTGAATACAGTGTTATCCAACGCCTCTTTGGCTTCCTGAGTTTTATCCGAGTAATACTCGTTTCGCTCTAGAACCGTTTCGTTCGGTATTTTCGCGAGCAACAACCCTTCGTTATAGACAACTCCTGCGTGCCGACCTTCCCTATCCATTGTAGGAACAGTCTCTTGCCATTCAGGCGGAAGATCAGTTGCTCTCACAAGCTCCCAACCTTCTCTGACACGACGGCTGACATTTGATCTGTCCTCCGTCCCGAGCATCGATTCGCGAATCCACCGATAGGTATATCCTGGCGGCGGAGGTGGCGTATCGAGCTTACGCACAGGTTGCCATGGTCGTCGCCGAGCTTCTTTATCGTGCGCTCCGGCCTCACGCGATGAACGTGCGTTCTGTTTACTTTCTGCCATTAGATTAACTCCTGTTTGCAACTTTTTGCTTTTCTTTCGCCACCACTTGGAGCCAACGCTCCTCGCTCATATTGTGCGGCTTCAGACCCCGGAGTCTCTCTAGTTCGCTTTTGGTGAACTTAACGCCGTCCTGACTGCCTCGTGTTTGTTGTCGGCCACCTGCGGTGGTACTAGCAACTCTTTGCACGGCGGGTTGCTTAGTATTTGATTCGACGGTCCTCGTACTGGCTTCCTCGCCTGTACTAAGATTAGGGTAAACCTTACGAACTCTTGAATCCAGTGCCTGATAGTAATCATCAGAATCTGGCTCAAAGCCTTCATTGATTAGGTTGTAGTGCGTGAAGTACGCAAATTGGGTAGCTTCCAGGTTTTCTGTGCTCTCCTGGTCTCCATACCAAGGATTTCTTGAGTGCCAGTCCTTTGCCTCTGGCGTCGGATCTGGAACAACATCCTGCTGAACCGCTTGTTCCGGTTGGTATGTCTGATAATTCTCTTGGGCTGGAGCCTGTATAGGCTGTTCTGCCGCCTGCCTTGTTTGAGCGACTCGCAACTTTTCTTTCTGAATTGCAATATCGTTTTTCAAAGAGTCGGCTTTTGACATCAAGTCTGGATCGCCAGCTTCTACAGCCTTGCGATAGATATCATCGACCTGAGCCTCTTTCGACTTTAGAGCTTCGGCCTCTTTTTCTAACACCGTCGTTTGTTGCTGTTGCGTGATTTGACGGTATTGTTGAAGCTCGCGCTCCTTTTGTAGAGCGATTCGCTCGTACTGCTCTGCCCGTTGCTCTGCAGCTCTAGTCGCCGCGTTGAGTTTGTTTATGCGCTTTGAAACACCCTTTGTATAGGTGTCTAGCTCATCATCGGGTGTCGGGGATGCCGACTGCTCTTCTACCGGGTCTTCTGTGACCTCGATCTGCAGTTCTGGCTCTTCTTGTTCCTGGTCTTGGGCTGTGTTTTCAATCATAAAAAGCTCACAATGTCGTCGGGATCTTCGATGGTGGCAATCACCTCATCATCGTTGATGAGTCGGATCTCTTCACCGCCGTCCAGTTTCATTCGGCTTCCTGAGTATCGGCCAATAAGAACCCACTGTTTTTCAGTGCACCATGGTTCTTCGCCGTACTTCTCTTTGTCATTGTAGCAAAGCGGACCCATTTTTAGCACATACGCTACAACGGTCGCCAACGCCTCCCTATCAATGGTTTCTTTTGTCAGCGCAATTCCACCTTTAGATGTCATTCGCCCCTTGTAGGGCAAAACTAACATCCTCCAGCCAGAGGGGCTTGGCATACGGTCTATTATGCTCATGTCGAGCAACGACGGATCTAAGACCCGGTCGCTGGAATCAACATATATCCCGCCCAACTTTACTTCGCTCATACCTTGTTATCCTTGAAGTACTGAGAAATTTCTTGCTCTATCAAGTTTAACGCGGTTATTTCTCCTTGCAACGATCTGTAATGCTCAATATCTTTTAACAACCCGTCCATCATCGTTGTTTGAATCAAGTCTCGACGGTCGTCAATAATTCGCTTAATTTTGTCAGCCAGATCGATGTCATCCATTAATCAATCTCGTAAAACCCTAAGCCTTTTGTAGCTGCGCCACCGCCGCGGACAGTTTTGTGTACACGCTTTACAGCGCCACCATTTTTCATGCCTTTAGCAGTCTTCATCGCAATTGCAACTGCCTGCTTTTGAGGCTTGCCTTCTTTCTTCAACATTTTGATATTGTCTCCGATTGTTTTTTGACTCGAACCTTTCTTGAGCGGCATTAGCTTTTCTTCTTTGCTGGTTTACGAGCAGCAGCCTTCTTTTTAGGTGCTGGTTTTTTCACCTCTGGCTCTGGCTCTGCTTCAACAACCGGCTCGGGGGCCGGCTCCGCGGCTGGCGTAGGCTCGTCTAAAATCCTTGCCATTTTTTCCATAATACGAGCATCGCTGGCCATTTGCCTTGCCTGCTTTTCCATCTCAGCCGCTTCTGCTGCGGACCGCTCTGCAGCGCGCTCTAGGCGCTTCAAAGCCTTCAGGTCGGCTTGTAATTTTTTCTTGTAGCTTGTGGTCATCGGCTTCCTCCAAATTTTGTTTGCAACTCAGTCAGCTTCAAGTTTGCCTGCTGTTGCAGCCGTTGTAGAGCGAGGTCTAGCTTATCGTCGGCAACCTCTTTTGACGTGTTAATTCGTTGTTTTGCAATTTCTGCTTCGAGCAGTTTTTCTCTTCGACGGGACTCTTGTTTTTCCTCAAACTGATTCTGCTCCGCCGCAAGCTCAGCGCCGCGTAGATCCAACTCTTGTTGTCGTATTTGCACCAGGGGATCTTCTTCATTGCCTTGTCCAATACTAATCAACAACTCTTGTGTGAGCTGGGCCAGAATCGGTGCGCTAAACTGCTCTACAATCATTTGCAATTCTTGCATAGCCATTTGCGCTTGATCTGGTGGCATTTCGCCGGTTTGCATAGCTTGGTTGATTTGGTCCATTTGTTGCGTGACTTCTGGCGGAACCTGATCCTGAGCAAGCTGAGCTGCAAGGAACTGCAAGTGCTGCATCATATGGCCAATAATCATGCCCTGGATCTGTGGGTTCTGTTTCACCACGTCCGTCAAGAACAACGACCTGTGGGCGTCGATGTGAGCTTGGTGGTTCTGCTGCTCGAACGCCATCGCTGGCTGGCCCATCATGAATCCGTTGTTTTCCAAACCGGCATCCATCGGCATCGGTGGAGGCGGTTGTTGCGGAGGCTGCAGTAAAGAGTCGATGTCATCGACCCCAAGGGCGGCATACATCCGACGGTAAGCTTCGTAGATACCTGTAGGCCCATGTATCTCAGGGTTTGACTGCACCATCGTCAGCAGTTCTTGAGCCATCGTAATCCGCTGACTCTGGCTGAATATATTAGGATCGCTGACAGGGATTATGTCAACGCGCCCATCGAAATCCTGGCCTTTGATCTCCTGAGGTCCGCTACCCGTTTGGTAGGGGTAGACCGGCGGTAGATAATCAGCGAAGACCTTGGCGAGCAGTTGGAACTCCACGCGCTGACTATAATGCAGGCGCTTGTGGATTGCGGACATCACTTTGGTGCCGCGCTCCAATAAAGCAACCGTCGTGCCAACTGGCATACTTTG